CTATGCCAGGTTTCTTATTTCCTCTTCAAAGAGTTGGGCGGACGTCTTAAAACCGAAAATTCCCCTTGGATAGTTGTTTATCCAGTTTTCTATATATTCAATGTCTCGGTCCTGCTTCTCGTCAAAATCTTCCCCTTTCGGTATATGTCGGCGGATAAGGCGGTTATTGTTTTCATTACTCCCCCTCTCCCAACTGCTATAAGGGTGGCAATAAAAGGCAAAGGTCCGTTTTTCTCCCTCATGTAATACAGACCGCTCCAACCCCTCATAGTCTGAAAACTCCACGCCGTTATCTACTGTAATGCTTCTAAATACCTTTGTGAACATATCGCCCCATTTCCTTTCTAATCGGTCAATGGCTTCTACTACACTGGCCGCCTTTTGGTCCGGCAACTTCACTATTATTTCATCTCTTGTCTTTCTCTCTGTAAGCACAAGCATACATGACTTTGTTACTCCCTGTTTGCCCTTTACCGTGTCCATTTCCCAGTGCCCAAAAATTTCCCGGTTCTTTACTTCATCCGGGCGGTTCTCTATGCTTTCCCCTGCGGACGCTCTCTTTTGCACCTTAACCCTTTTATTGTGCTTTTTTCTTTTCCCCTTTACTGGCAAATCTTTATTTGTGAGTTTTAGGAAAATCCCCTTATCAATGTATCGGTATAATGTTCTTACGCTGATAGAAGTAGTAAACTCTATGCCGCTTTCTGCTGCCGCCGCCAATGCCGCTTCCGGGCTATATTTATCTTCTATTATTTTTTCCTCTATGTACTCCGCAAGTGGGCGGTCATTTCCTATTTTTATATTCCGCCCTTTTCCCTGGGCGTTCCAATCATGGTTCTTTTGTCCCAAATCGCTGCTATACCTTGTTTCCTCGGTGTAATCGCTATTTCTATGGGTATATTCTCCCCTTTTTATCTCCCTATAAATAGTGCTTCTATGAACGTGCAAATATTCCGCAACCTCTACTACTTTATGGCCGGAATTTAACATAGTTTCCATTTTAATTCTATCGTTTTGGCTTAAATGTTTAAATAATTTTCCCATGAAATTACCTCTCTTGTGATAAAACGGGCACGAAAAAGTCCGTGCCGTTGTTTTATCGCTTCCCGGCAAGTAATTCCTATGGTAATCGTAATTCATATTGTGCCCGGTGCGTTATACTTTTTCTATTTACAATGATGTGGACATTGTGGGGTCCAGGCTCCCGGCCTTTATTTTGGTTAGGACGATTGCCCACCGCCCAGGCGTGCCGTCTGTTTGCCTGTCCTGCTACACGCCGCCCGGTTCACATTAAACCCTGGCAGAAACTTGTCAACCAATACCACAATGCCCACCATTGTAACCCGTCAACTGTTTATAGGGGCTTCGGACCCTCACGCCGCCCATGGTCGGCGTGGCCGTTTTAATTGCCGGGCGGCTCCTGCTGCCGCCCAGGCGGTTGTTTCTATGCACAACGGGCCTGCTCCACCCATGCTTGTGCTTCCTCTGTGCTTCCAAACCAATCATTATAAATATCTTTCCGGCTTGTACTTGTGTATGTGCTTTCCGGGCACGTTTCCGCTTCTTTGCTTGCCGTAATAGCGGCCACCACTCTGCCCCTATCATCAAATGAAGATGTTACGCAATACCATGTTTTCATATCCTTATCCTTTCCCGGTGGCTCTACTGCCCACCGCTTCCCATTCTTTCGTCAATGGCCTGGCTGATAAATTCGTTTACGCTTTGTCCTGCTGCCGTTGCCGCCGCTTTTATTACTGCTTTTCTGCCTTTTGGCACTTTTATTTCTATGCGGTCATAATTCCGTTTGTTAAATTCGTTTTGGTATGCAATTTGATTAAATTCTCCGGTTTTAGTTCTTGGCATTTTCCAACCTCTCTTCCTACTTCGGCAAATTCCCTCTTCCTTTCTCTTGCCAAATGATTTATAATAATTTTACAGTTTGGGCGGCTTTGGCAAGTCCACCGCCCTTTCTGTACCCCTAAAGCCTATTCGTTAGGCTTTTCTTTTTTTGCCATGTCTCTGACTTCCTGCACCGCCTTGGCAACCTCTTCCATGTTCTTGCAATTACTGAATTTATCGGCTACCAGGTTAAGGATTACTTCCATTTGCTTGTCTGTCATGTTCTCGCTCATGTTATCTCCTTTCTATGCTTGCCCATGTATTCGTTAAGTATCTCTCTTAACTGTCTTTATTATATAACATATGTCGGCATATGTCAATACATATTACGACATATTTTTATTTTTTATAAAAATCCCTCAATGTGTGGCTGCTTTCCGCTTCACATTGAGGGTAATTTTTATCTTCTACTTTCTATCACGAAAATAATTTCGTTGACTTTTGCCTGGTTTGCTTCGTTACTTACGCACCTTACCACTCTGTCTTTTCCGTCCGCCGTGGTAATGGTTACGCCAATATAATTTCCCATTTTCTTTTCAAATCCCGTATTTTGGGATATGGCAACGATTTTGTCATACATGAGCGTTTCCGTTTTTGATTGGCTCCCGTCCTGCTCAAAATATAGGCACCTTTTTTCTGTTACTGCTAAAACTGCCGTTGAAAAAACCAACTTTTCCGCCTGGCCTTTTCCTTGAATACAATAATCAATCTTTTCCCCAGGCAATAATGTTTTTCCAAATACATTTTGAGCCATTACCTCTTCAATCGGTTTTTGTTCTTTTGCTTCTTTTTTCTTTCCAAAAAGTCCCATTTTCCAATCTCCTTTTGTTGGTTTTATACCGTGCCCCCATTGTGTAATTCAATAGTGGACTTGTATTAGTCCCATTATAGCACACACTTCCCCGTAAAATAAAGAAAAAAGGACTAATATTAGTCCAGAAAGGGGCCGCAATGTTACAAGTCAAAATAAAAGATGATACTGGAAATACCATAGGCCAAAATATAAGAAGAATTAGAAAATCACGCAATATAGGGCAAACCGCTCTTGTCCGTGATTTACAATTACTTGATATAGACATGACCCGTGAAGCATTGGTAAAAATCGAAAGGGGAATACAACATATACAGTTGAGCCAATTAAAAGGTATTCGTGATGTTCTCCAAACAACTTATGATGAATTACTGGAAATACATTAGACAAAAAGGGCACGCCTTTCATTGACGTGTCCTTTCTCCGTGACATATTAAATTCCTTGCACGTCCCTGGCGGACGTATTCCAAAAGGCGGTATTGATAATTACTATCTCAACATAGCGTTGACTTTTGCCTGGACCTCATTGTAATTATACCCTGCGGCTTCCAGGCGGTTCTTTCTCTCTTTCCCGTTGCCCCATTTCCCGGCAATTACTTCCTTGGCTACTGCGGCCACGCTCTTTGTTGCGGCGGCGGTGCCTTTCAGTAAGGCATTTACCTGGTCCTGGACGGCTTTGTAATTGTACCCGGCGGCGGTAAGGCGGTTCTTTCTGTCCTCTCCGTTGCCCCATTTCCCGGCAATTACTTCCTTGGCTACTGCGGCCACGCTCTTTGTGACCTGGGACCCGCTCCCGGTGGCTTCCTTGTCATACTTTGGCACGCCATAACCACGGATATAGCGGTCATTTACGTCCAATGTCCTGCGGCCTACGGCATTGTTTTTATTGCCCTCGATAACGGTAATCTTTCCGCCGCTCACGCTCTCAACAATGCCCACATGGTCCGGCCACCCGGTACAATCCCCGGCCCCGGTATCGTCCCAATCGTAAAAAATAATGTCCCCAGGGCTTGGCGTCCTGCTATCGCTTTCCTGCCATTCCCCCAGGTTCTTGAATAATGCAATCATCTGGCCGCAACCGCACTCTGTCGGTATAATGCCAGTCAAACCGCACTTGATAGCCACGGCGGAAACAAAGGTGGCACACCAGGCGTCTGTATATTTGACTTTGTAACCCCTCGCCAATGGTTTATGGCCGTTGTACACGTCAATAATGCCCTTGTGGGTGCCGTCCGCTTCATTTCGGCCAATCCACGCCCTTGCCTGGGCTAATACTGCACTTGCTAATTTTGCCATGCTTCCGGCTCCTTTCACATCATACTGCTGCAAATCGTACTGTGTAACAATCCTCATGGTATTGTCCACATACTTGCTACTGGTTGCGTACCCGTCCGCCTTAATGGTTCTAAGGTACGTTTCCGGGTCCGTAATGCCCCGTAAATTCTGATACCTAGACAACTGGATAAACTCAAAATAACCTTTCACGCCCTCTTCCATGTTGTCATACACCCGGAAATTGTCCTTAATCTGTGTAAGGGTTCCCGGCGTATATTCTTCCATGGTGGAAAGGTTTACGCTTTTCCCGGTCCATTTTGTCCCACATTTCAGCCCAAAATAATTGTGATACACGGCGGCCAGGCGGCTTTCTCCCCAACCGCTTTCAAGTATCGCCTGGGCTATAATCGGACTATGTACCAAAATCCCGTATGCCGGGGCGTATTTCTGCACGCACCCGGCAATCTTTTTAATAAACTCCTGCTTGTCCATGGTTTACACTTCCTCTTCCGTTGTCACTTCCACTTCGGTTTCCACGTTGGCGGCGTCTGTCAAACCCTCGCCAATGATGTAGGCCACCACGGACGCCCCGGCCATGATAAGGGCCGTTACCTGGGTGGCGGTGTTCTCTGCTCCCCCAGTGGCTACAATCATCATGGAAACAAAGGACGCTACCGCCGTCCACATTTTCCGGCTTGTCAATTTCCTGGTCCAGTTAATATTTTTCATGTGGTCTTTTCTCCTTTCTTATATTTCCAAAAGCCCCTTGGCTTGTTGGTTCATTCGTAAATCCCTTTTATGCCCTGCTCCGTTAAGAAGTCCTTTTGTTCATGCTTAATCTTACGGGCATATTCCAGGGCGGCTTCTGTCTCTCCGTTGGCGTGTCCATTCTTTAAGGCCGTGGCCGCCGCTTCCCCCAGGGCAATAGACGCCATGACACTTTTTATGATAAGAACCTCGTTTTTCTCGCGGATTTTTTCTTTTTCTTCCGCTGCCGTCTGCTGCTTCTTTATTTTTTGTTCAATCATCCAAAAACAGAAAGCGGTTACGCCGCTTGGAATACTCATTGCAATAATAAGTGTCTGTAAATCCATTCCTTTATCTTCCTTTCCTTAAATGTCCATGGGCTTATCATACGCCCCATGGTGTTGAAATTCTGACCCACTTACACCGGAACCAAAAGGCCGCTTTGGGTCTGCTCAAATTCCCAAAACAGTAAATCATATTCAATGGCCTTTGTTACGTGGTAGGTGTCGGCGTGCCCCATGTGCCCCAGGCGGCTTTGATATTTCCGGTTAAATGTTTCCTGGTCCAGTTCCCCGGCCTTTAGGTGCTTTACGTCCTTTTTCAGCCGCCGGACGGACCCCTTACGCACTTTCCTATATGTTGGGTGGTGGATATATCCGCAAAAGTCCACACCGTTCCCGGCGTATAGAATGGTGCTTTTAGGGTTTATGTGCAATTTCATTTCCTCTTCCAAAAATTCTTCAATCCGCTTTTCCCATTCCTTTAACTGGTTTAAATCCGGGGAAAGAATTATAAAATCGTCCATATACCGGACGTAATATTTAATGTGCAAGGTGTGTTTTATAAATTTATCCAGGCGGTTGCCGTACACATTGGCAAATAACTGGCTTGTAAGGTTCCCCACGGGTATGCCCACGCCGTCCGGCAATATGCCGTTTCTGTCTATGATGTTATCCATAAGGTAAAGGGCTTTCTTGTCCCCTATGTACCGTCTGTTTTCGTCTTTTAGGCCGTCATGCGGTATAGACGCAAAGTATTTACTTATATCCCCTTTAAAGGCGTATATCCGTAGCCCCTGCACAACCATAAGTTCATAAAGCCATTTGTATAACTGATTGCTTGCGGCGTGCATACCTTTCCCCTCACGGCAAGCATAGGAATGGCAATAAAACCTTTCTTCAAATACCGGTCCGATTGCATTTACAATCATGTGCTGCACCACTCTGTCATAAAATGGTAAGGCCATGATAAGACGCTCTTTTGGCTCCCACACTTTGAACACGGTATGTAATTTGATTTACTGGCACGTTTGGCGTGCGTTGCACAATCTCTTTAAATTCCACCGTACTATCTATTGCGGCAATACCCCCGGCGTTTTCCGCTCCCATATAGGCGTCCTGGAAGTCCTTGGCAATCTGCTTTAGTTCTTCGTTATCTGCCAGGTTGTTGTATTTCAGATACCCGGCCAGTGAGTTAGAACGGTTTACAATGTTCTTTACGATTTCCCCGGACGTTTCCACAAGGTCCAGGCTCCGCTTTAACTCAATATCCGGGGAAGTCCCCAAAAACCGTTTTTTATTGTATCTTGCCTTTATGTGTATTACATTCTGATAAGGCACCGTATAAGTTTCCCCGTCATAATCCCACCGGAAGCGGAAAAGGATATGGTGCTTGTCATCTTCAAAAATGCGGAAACTCTTTGTAGTGATTGGTTGTATGCTCTGTACCCTTGTAAAATCCTCGTTGTAGAAAATCACGGAAAAGGAATTGGAAGTATAAACCAGGTCCGCCGCAATTCTGTAAAGAAAATCATACGTTGACATTTCCGGGCATGGCCGCAAGGTCAAAATCCGGGCCAGGTAATCGTTTTTTATCGTCATTCCCTTTTCGTCCTTTCGGACAACCTGGGGTTGTAACTTTCCTACGTTCTTGGCTATGGCGTCCGCAATGGCTCCCACAATATCATTGTCCCGTAAGGTTCCCGTTGGCACATACTCCCCACGGCTCAATAAAAGCGGTCTGTATTTTGCCTTAAAGGCTCCGAATACGTTTGCTATAATTCCCGTATCATTACCCCCTTTCCTCAAAAAATAAGCCCATGGAACACGTCCATGGACCTATTGTAAAATTATTCGTGTTGAAATTCTGACCCACTTTAAAACCCTGCTGCCGGGCGGCCATTTATGCCGCTTCATTCAAAAGTTTTTTGCCTATCTCACTATGGTATTTTGATACCATTGTCATAGCGTCAAAGACGGAAACGGCCCCGTCTATCCTCATACGCTTTTCAATCTTCACGGGCTTCATGCGGCTATCATTCATATTGATTTCCACGGCCACGTTAAGAAGATGTGACGCCAAAAGGGTGTTGTCCCCTAGGTTATACTTTCCGTCCTTTAAATCCCCCTCAAACTGGTGTAGGATTGGCGTTAAGTTCGTGCCCTGGTAAACGTCATCTGTTTGGAACCCGGCCATTTTTAGGTCATCCACCAAATACCCGGCACTGTAACGGTCATAGCCGATTTTTAACGGGCGGATTTTGTAAACCTTAACCAGTTCTATGAACCAGTTATACACGTCCTTATAATCCACCTGGTTTTCCCCGGATATTTGCAAAAATCCTTTTTCTTTGTATATGTTGTACGGCGTGTTATCCTCATTCACTGCCACTTCATACCGCTTCTTTGGCATATAGAATTTTGTAATCACATTCCATTTTCCATTCTTCCAAATAACGATTGACGCCGCCGTTAAGTCCGTTGTCCTGGAAAGGTCTATGCCGCCAACACAATAGCACCCCCGGAATTGTTCCAGGGTAAGGCGTAAGTCCTCATTTACCGCTTTCATAACGTCCCAGTAATCCAACCACGCCACACTGGAATTTTGCTTGATATTGCAATACTTTGTAAGAAACTCCACTTTCTTTGAAAGGGACGCTTTTGCAATCTCTATCTGCTCTATGTAAAATTCCTCTGATACTGACACGCCCAGGTTCGGATTACTCTTTTTCAATTCCTCTAAATCGTCCCAGGCTTCGATATTGTCAATCATGTAGAGGAACGGCAATATTCTTGTTTCCTTGGAATTGCCCTTTAAGAATGACGTTGAACGCCGCATGAGTTCATCATAAATACCGTCATTGATATATCCGGCGGTTGATATGGATAAAATAAGCGGCTGCTTTCTCGCCCCCAGTGCGGAAGTCATAACCTCATACTGCTTTAGTCCCTGGTCCCCCTGCCATGCTTCCATTTCGTCATTGACAACCATTTGAGGGTTGAAACCGTCCGACTTTTTGGAGTTAAAGGCTATCTTTTTCACACTGGTATTAAATTCTTTTATATAAATATCGCTGCGGCGTTTCTTGGTTATACTGTCCAGTTCGTCATCTGCCTGGACAATCTGGTAAAAGGCGTCATACACAAGGTCCGCCTGGTCCAGTTTCGGGGCAAGGAAATAGACCTTTGCCCCATACTCGCCGTCTATATATGCCATGTATGCCGCAATAGCGGCGGCAAACAATGTTTTACCGTTCTTACGTGCTACAACTATGAAAACTTCCCGGAATTGCCTATAACCGGTCCGCTTGTCCATTATGCCAAAAATGGCCGAAACTATGGCCTTTTGCCACAATTCAAGTTTTAATAAATCGTTTCGTCCCTCTGAATGATGACAAAAGTTTTCTATGAAGTTTATAGCCTTATTGGCCTTTTCCTCGTCAAAATCCCATTTGCCACTTTTTAAACCATTCACAAGGATTTCATAAATGGTCTTTATCCACTTTCCTACTGTTACGGTGCCGTTTTGTATGGCTTCCCAATACTGGAAAATGTAATTGTTATCCATTCCGTAATGCTGCCAGTCTGCTTATATTTTTCTTTTCTTTTGGCGGCAAATACTCAATAAGCGTGTGAATAATTGCCGTATATTGGCGTGAATATTTCTCGTAAATCGTGGCTGACGGGTGGGCTTTTACAAATTTCTGTGAAGCGTTTACCGTTTCCGTGGTAAGCCCCTCTTTTTTCAATTCTTCTTTCGCCTGGAAGCAAGCCACTTTTAAAAATGCTGCTTCCTCAACAAGTGAATTTACAAGGCTTTTCTTGTCCTCGTCATCTATTCCGGCAAACATGGGCGTAAGAAATTCTATCTCTTTCTTTATCCTCGCATTTGTGAGTTTATTTGTTCTTTTTTTCGCTTTCTTCTCGTTACTTTTTGTTTCTTCTGCCATATTTTGACCCCCCTCATATGCGTGCGACCCTGCGGAGTTTTTTTGAAGTATCTCCCTCGGTTCTTATGGGGGTGTCCAAAATCAACCCACCGGGGGGAGTGGTCTGCCGCTTTTCTTCTTTTGGCGGTAATAATTTTCCGTCACTGTCAAACCGATAACGATTGTTAGGCTTTGCCTTATGCTCTTTGTTATGGCAATCCTCACAAAGATATTCCAGGTTGTCCACGTCAAGGGTCACGCCTGGGTTGTGGATATTCTCCGGCGTAATGTAATCCTTGTGGTGGACAATCACACCGGGACGATAAAGCCCGGCGGCTCTGCACCGCTCACACAATCCATTGGCCCGTTTAATAACTGTCTGCCTGGCTCTCTTCCATGCTGCTGACTTGTAGAAGTCCTTTGCATATTCTTTCATCTGCTGCCACCGTCCTTTCCCTCATGCTGATAGGCTCATGGGTAAACCCTACCCACAAGCCTATGTTAATATAAAACACTCTGACATTCTGACCCACTTGCTTTGTGTCCTGCTGCCGCCTGGTTATTTCCCCACAATGGGGATAAACTGAAACGTCCACGCTTCATCATGGATTGAAATAATATTACCGTCCTCATTGATTGCCAGTATATCAATAAACTTCGGTTTCAAAACCATGTCCCTTTTATCCCACTCCACATTCTCCGGCATATGCACTTCCATAAGTGCTATTGCATTAAATACTTTGTCCCCATGCACTACTTTAAATCTGCTTAAATCAATTCCCATGTTCCTGCCCTTTCTGCTCCGGTAGCATATCCATGGCGGACGCTACCCGTTTAATAAATTCCTGGCGGTATTCATAGAATTGGCGGCGGCCACACAAGGCGTCTGCTATGTACTCATAAGGCATATTATAAACAATGCTCTTATAAATCTTCTCCTGCATTTGCCGCCGTACCCGGACGCTTTCAATATTCCCACACGTACCACGCAAGGCATTTTCTACAACCTGGGCGGCCTGCAAATCAAAGGCACTTGCCTGGCCGTTCTTTATTCTCTTTTTTCTCTTCTCGTTGCCTTGTATGATACTACGGGCTATCGTTTTAATATCGGCGTCCAGTTTTACCAATCCTCTGCACCCCCGTTACTCTTCATAGATTTTCTTGGAAGTCTCTGACCTCTCCACCTTTATGCTTTCTTTCGCCATTTTGGAAACCTTTGCTTTTACACCCTGGCCTACGTCAATGGTTATTCCTTTCATGTGTTTTGCTTCTATGGCGTCCACCACGTTAAGCATGACCGTAACTACATCCTGGTCTATGGGTCTTTCTGCGGTGCTTCCGAAAAGTTCCGTTATGCGGCTCTTTGCTTTTTGGACCCGCTCTTTACTTTCTGCGTACTTCTTGGCGGCGTCACACTCACACTTGCACGTCACGGCTTCGTCCACATCTTCCTGGCTCCACCCGGTCAATGTATGAACCATTCCGGCTTGGCCGCAAAAACGGCAATATCCCGTTTGGCTCTCCACTCCGTCCGGCATTTCCCGGTCCTCTTCCTGCTCCATTTCCCTTAAATCCTCTTCCGGTATCTTATGACCGCCGTCTGTCCGTTTTTTTGTCATGGCTTAATCTCCTTTCTTTTCCGCCCGTTTATAGGCTTCCATGGCAACGGTAAGCACCGCCGCCGATTGTTTGACCGTCAACTGCTGCCCCTTTACCAAAAGGGCTAGGTTTTGGTTTATGGTTTCTAAGGTTTCCCCCAGGGAAAGCCCTTTTAACGGCTTCCCGGTGGAAAGATTTACGATAGCCGTTATAATCGGCCTTTTAAATGTGCCGTCAACTGCTGCCATGTTGGCTTCCAATGTAGCTTCCGCCTTTGTCGGTGCGTGTTTCTCGCAATTCCGGCAAGGCTCACGGCTGAACATACGCCCCACCACTGGCACACCGTCACAACGTCCGTTAATCCATGGGGCATTTAAACACTTGGAAAGCGGCATTTTGTCCGGGTCCTGCAAATAATCCATGATTTCCGCCTTTGCTTCGTCCGCTCCATAGCACACCGCCGTTTTATAGCCCTGCTGCCGCAAGGCCGCCATAAAGGCTTCCTGGTCTTTCGTGGGCTTATTCTGCCCGTATTTCATTTCCAGGTAAAGGCCATTGAAATTGTGGCTTGGCACTGGCAAGCATACGTCCGGCACACCGCTCTTTAAACCCATGGCCTTTAATACTGCCCCGTTTGTCCTCTTTCCCTCGTTTGGAATGTGATACATGAGGGAAAGGCACGGTAAAATATGCTTGTTATTCTCTGCCCAGTTAAAAAGCGTTATTTGTTCCGTGGTTTCCCCTCTCTTCATGTTCTGCAATTTCATGTATAAACCCCCTTAACCCTCTTCAATGGCGTATTCCCGTTTACGCCGCTTGCAATCTTCCAACATACGTTCCAAAATGCCCACTTCCTCGTCATTTAACCAGGTATAATATTTTTCAATCATCTTTACGGCGTGCAACTTCCTGGCGTTTTCCTTTTCTTCCTCGGTTGTGTCGGTATCTGACACACTGGCTTCCCTGGTTTCCTCTTCCTTTGTCTTTCGGTGCTTCTTTTCCTCTGCCATGGCTTTTATTTCCTCGGCTCCCATTCCGCCCTTGTCCTCTGCCGCCTGGGCAATCTCCTTTTGTGTGCCCTCGTCCGCTTTTGCCGCTTCCATGGCCGCCGTAATCCCCAGGTTGCCGTTTTTAAACTGCTCTTTGACTTCCGGCGTGGCGTTGTCGTGAATGGTGTTAAGGGTCCGTATCTTCGGCACTTTTTCCCCCATGACGGCGGCCACATAATCCCGGACCCGCTCCCCGGCTTCCAGGATTAAAAGCCCCTCTTTCCTTGCCTGGGTCAATACCTCTTTCCACTCTGCGGCCTGGGTCATAAGGTCGTAATCCGTCATTTTCCGGTTGAATGTGTTACCCACCAAAAGGGCAATTCTAAATTCTATTTCCGTCATGTCCTTATAGCGGCATTTCACATTCTCAAACCCGGCCTTTCCCTCTGCCACCAGGATTTTAATACCGCCCAGGCGGCGGTGGCCGGAAACCAACCAATATTCCCCGTTTACACGGCCTAATACAAGGGGCTGCTGCAACCCGTCCATTTCTATGCCCGTTGCTATCTCCTGCAACTCGTCCATGCTATACTTGTTATGTTTTGTAACCACAATATCCCGGTAATTTACCACAATGTCCTGGTAATCCCTGTTCTGTCCTGCTTCCGCCTTGGTGGCGGCGTTCATAATGTCCAAAATATTAAATGCCATGCCCTTAACTCCTTTCCCCTGCTGCCGGTCCGCCAAATTTCTGCACATATTCCGCCGCAAAGGCTTTATAATCCTGGGCGGCTCCGCTGCGTATGCTATAATGCAACGGCGTTAAACGGTAAAATGTGGCGTCCTTTGCTTTCTTGGAATGTCTGATTTTTTGAGAGAATACCGGGCAACCGCTCTTTGCCCTTATCCAATTTTCCGCCGCTTCGCTTGTGTCTGATTTCTCATAGTCTGTTATGAGGACCCCGGCAAGCCTGGTTTTGGGATTGAGTGCCCTTATCTGGTTTATTTGCTCCACCAACTCTTCCAGGCCGTCCAGTGAATAGGCGTCAAGGCACACGGGTATTATTATTTCATCTGCCGCCACCATTGCGTTTATTACATTCATGCCCAAATCCGGCGGATTGTCGATAATGCAAAAATCATATTGTCCGGACACTTCCCCCAGGGCGGTTTTATAACGGTCATGCTGTGCGTGTTCCTGGTCTGCCTTTATGGCAAGTTCTGCCAACTCCATGAAATAATTACACGTCACAATGTCCATGTTCTCCACTTCGGTGTCTCTGATATTCCCGGCAATTCGTCCGGTCTTAATAATCCGGCACGCCCCGGCTTCCTGCTCCCTCTCATACGCTCCGAAAATCCGGGAAGTGTTGCCCTGCTTGTCATTGTCAAATAACAATACCCTGCTGCCAGGCCGTTTTCTTCTCTTGTCCCCCTCTGCCAGTAATTCCGCAAGGGACACGGCGGTTGTGGTCTTGGCAACTCCGCCCTTTAAGTTAATAATTGCTACTGTTTTCATTTCCTTTGTCTCGCTCCTTTCGCTCCTGCTTTTACCATACGGGCGTAAATATAAAACGCCGCATTGTAGCCGTTGTACTTAACCTCTGCGTCCAGGAATTTATAACCTGGGTAAGCCTTTTCCATTTGTGCCTTTAACTCTTCAAAATCCTTTGCCATTCTCTCAACCCCGGCTTTTCTGAATTTTGAATAACTGCGGCTTGGTTCCGGCGGCTTCTGTAAATTCTTAGACGGGCACCACCGCTTTGTCCCGTGTGGGTTCTGCGTTATGTATGTGGCAAGGCCAGTTATTAAAAAATCGTCATCCGGTTTTATCCGGCGTGTGTTCGGTCTGTCACATTTTCCCCATAATTCTTCTAACTCGTCCCGGTCCACCCCGTCCCCGGATAACAGAATGTGGAAGTGTGGCCTTTTGTAGCCGTCCATTGCCAGGATATAAATATACTTTGCATTTTCAAGCCCGGCCTTTTTCCTGCGGCGGTTTATCCGCTTGATAAAATTCTGTATATCTTTCCTGGCTCTCTCTTCACTATCCGGCAAACAATCATCATTCCACCCAAACGTGGCCCAAATATCCCCTTTCCCAAAATTGATATTTGCCAGGCGTATGAGATAACGCCGGGCGTTCTTGTCGTTTAGGTTCTTCTGTGACGGTCTGGTTTCCCTTTTCTGCTTTGTCACTGGCACGTCCTTTTTGTCCTTAAAGGACGGGTACACCTGGGCTTCTAACAGAATGGTGCCGCTTTTGATGTTCTCGGACTTGGTTGTGGTTGTCCTATAAAGGCACTCCACCTTTCCGTCTTTCATCAACTTTTCCATTTCCCATTCTTCCAGGTTCGCTATTTGCTTTTGGTATGCTTCCTCATAATCGTAGTTGTCATAGAGTTTTTTTTTCATAGTTCCCCACCTTTATGTAAAACCCCTCTCCCCTTTCCCTCTGCCTGGGTCCCTTATGCCCTATATAAATAATTTCAATAGGGTGTCCGGTTTGTTAATACCCATTACAAGGACGGGGAAGCGGTGCCGCTCTATCTAAAAAATCAGTCAAATAATTCGTTCCAGGCTTTCGCTACTACCGCATAAGTAAAAATGCCCGTGGCTGCCAAAATCAATATTGCGGCTCCTGCTGCCGCTAAAATAATCCGTATCGCCATGATTGCCGCCTTTCTTCCTATATATAGAAAAAACCGCTTTATTTCCTCTATATCTTGTGTTATAATATGGGTGTTAAGTTCCAACCCGGTTGTTTTGGTTCCCCACCTTGCAACCGGGTTTCGCTTTGCCCTTATTTAATCCCTGCTTCTCTCATTTCCTTTTGTATCGCCTGGATTTCCTCATGTGATTTTTTCCATTTTGATATGTAGCCCTCGCAATCCGGCGTTCCTCTTAATTTGCTTATCTTTGCACCGCCGGAATGTCCTGCCAGTCTTGAAAGGTGCTTGCTACAATTCGTATTAAGGCAACGGTTGTCACAAAATCTCGGAAAATTATCTGTATTTACAAAAATTAAAGGTCTGCCCATGGATTACACGCCCTCGCTTTCCCAAAAGTATTTATTTACAATCAGCATTTCCTTGGAAGTAATTAGCACTATTCCCATTGGAACCAGAATAAACGCAACTGTTATATCCCCCTCTAATAGCTTTACTGAAACCGCCGTAAGAATAAGCATTGCCACACCGTAGAGTTTTTGGGTAAGGAAATACCTCTTTCTTTTTTGGCGTTCTCTCGCTTTCTGTCTCTTTTCCCGTTCCCTCAACTCTGCGGCCATGTACCCCTCTATGTATGCCGCTTCCTGCAAGGCTCTAATTGCTCTATTTTCTTCCGTAATTGATATTTTTAACCGTTCCGCTTGTACTGCCATATTAAGTTCCTCGCTTTCCTGCTACTGGTTTACATACTCGCCCACAATGTCCACCACTTTGTCCATAATGGCTTCCAACTCGCTTACGCTCATGGCCTTATCATCTATGTAAAAATCCGCATAAACCTTTCTTGTGTCATTCCCCCACCTTGCCACCTGCTCCGGCAAAGGCTCATTCACGGCGTCAAACTCTAAGCCCTGGCTGTGGCACCATTCCACTGCCGCTTCCAGGTCACGCCCTGCCCTGCTTGTCCAAAGAATGACCTTGTGGCCGTTTGCTTTGAGCATTTTAACCGCCGCTACTACCTTTCGTTTCGGCTCCACGATTTCCGGAAACCTGGTAACTGCCAGTGTGCCGTCAAAATCAACCGCATAAATCGCCATGTGTGTTTTCTCCTTTCTCTCCTGCCTTTGCCCCTAGGCTCATTTCATACTTTAAAAGCATGGCTGCCGTCTGCACCATTTCGCAAGCGGCGTCAATGGCCTGGTGGAAAATTGCCGTTGGTGTGGTATCTTTGTCCAGGAAGCACGCCACTTCTATGCCTTTTACCCGGTCCCAAAGGACGGCCAGGGAAGTTTTTACATTTTCCATTGCTTCCTGGGCTTCCTCTGCTTCCTCTAAAATGACGGCATAGCCCTCATGTGTGCTATTGAATAAGGGAAACTTTGCATTTGCCCGGTTTAATTCCGCCATTGCGGCGGCTTCCACTTCTTTTCTTAACTCATTCATTGCCATTGTCCGGTTCCTCGCTTTCCTCTTCACTCTCCATTTCGTGGCTTTTCTCGTCCTGTGTGTCCGCTTCCGTGTATTGGCTCCCGTCCTCGCACTCCCGGCATTTATCCATGTCCATTCTTACGGGCTTTGTATTTCCGCACGTCCGGCAACTCCAACAATCACGGCCCTGGTGGTTGCCCTCTTCCGGTTCTCCTGCTGCCACATGGCCTTTCTTACTCCTAAAATCTATACATACGTTAATTGGCGGCATTTTTGCCATGGCTTCCATGGTGTTTCCCATTTCTTCAAATGCTGCTTCAAACTTCTTTCTGTATTCTTCTTGGTTTCCCTTAATCGTCCTTAATTCGTCAATGCGGTTTAATTCCAGGGTGTCAATAAGGCGGTGCAGGGAAGCGGCGGCACTCTCCACGCCGTTTTCTTCCGTCCATGCTTCAAATACGGCAACAACCGCCCCGGTAATCTGCTCATATTCTGCATGAAAACCCATGTCCTCTTCCTCTGCTTTCAGTTCGTTAAGAAATTCCGGCTTTTCTCCGGTAATCATTGCCTGGATATAAAAGCCCGGCACTTCCGCTTTTACCGCATTGCTCAACAATTCCGCTTTTGCCGCTTCTTTCATAAGGTTGTAATATTCCGTGTGCTTCATGTCCACGGTACCGTCACTTGTAAGTCCGTCCATAAATCCCATGTTAAATTCCTCGCTTTCTTATCTGTGAATTGGTGTTGTGAAATGATAAAGTGGTGGGTCATTTTCCACCGCTTCACGGTTTTTGTAAATCATAAGGGTAAAACGGTCCTGGCCCTCTTCGTCCGGTTCCCGGCGTGCGACTGCTTCAAATCCATAACGGGCGTTAAGTTTCGCCCCGTATACGGTATCTGTCAATTTTGCAATCTCACGGCTGCCCAGTGTCACGCCCTGGGCGGCTAACTGCTGCCACCGCTTAAATGTCTTGTCCAGGTATTCCAAAAAATCCGGCTCCACAATTCCGTTTAATGGTGTCGCACTCTTTTCCATGTTCTTTTCCTCGCTTTCCCGGTCCTATGACCGTTTACCCAGGCACGCCGCCGCATAATTTTCTTTATCCTGGCAAGCCTGGCCTTAAATTCCGGTAAATCTTCAAATTTTACCGTTATTGTCATTTCTGCCATGTCTCGTTCTCCTATAAATAAATGGTGTTATATAGGCTCATCTGCAAATCTGAAAAGGAATATTCCGGCGTTTCCTGCGGTTGCAACGGTGCCATAAGCCCACGTTTTTGCCATTCCTTATGTCTTATTTCCGGCGTAGGTCTGAACCGCTTAACCTCTGCGTCCATAAGTGCTTCCATGTTCCCGGCGTGTGCCATGAGAGCCAGGAACCCCGTATAAACGTCCTTTTCATTCTTTACAATCCGTAATCTGTCCGATTGTTCAAATACGGTCAGAAATTCCCGTAACTTCATAACGGCCACCCGTACTTGTGAAAATAAATGGAAGCACACACAAAGGCAATTATCATAACCACGCCCAGGACACCAAAGAAAATACGGCGGCCTTTGGGGTTTTCATTTGCACCCATTGAATAGATAATGGCTAACCCGGCCAGTGCCAGGTATAAAATTACTCCGCCGCCTATGACTATCAACAAAATTACAATCAATAAAAATACTTCTAAATTTGTCATGCTCTGTTTTCCTCGCTTTCCGCTTTCTTTATGCCGATAAAAACACGCTCCGCACATGGAACCGCTATACTATTGCCCAGTGCCATGTAACGGGCATTGTCGGACATTTCTTTGCCGCTTGCCCCGTACCTTGTCCATTCGTCCGGGAACCCGTCCAGGCGTTCATATTCAAGCGGCGTAAGGCGGCGGACCCGGTATTTAACCGCTGCGGCAATCCGCTCCATTATCACGGCAAGGGTTTCACTTCCGCCCCCTGCCGCCCCTCGGCTCTTTTTCAACGTGCCCACGCCCTCTTTAAACTCTCCATAGCCGCTTGCGTTATATGCTACAACGTGCCTGTCTGATGTGGTTAAGGTTGGGCATATTCCCGTATCATCAATCCCTTTTCCGTTTCCGCCGGCCTTTTCACTCCTGCCAATAATGTTTCCTATAATTGTGTAAGTAGGAAGTAAATATAAGCCCGTTTTCCCACCGCCGCCCCCGGCGTTTCCCATGAGCGTTACACTTGTTTTGGCATTTATGTAAATTCTGTCGGCGGTGCGGCCAAAATCTAATTTCATTTGTCCGTCTGCGTCCTCTGCCATTCCTCTGCAATCCGTTCCAGTAAGGCTATTTTCAGAATTACCGGAATTTCCTTGTTCCTCTGCTCCGCCCTGCGAATGATACCCCAACATGCTTTCGCACTCAAAAAGTATTTGTCCGGCACGTCCATTTCCAAAATCATTGACAAGGTAGATACGTTTTCTACGTTGGGGCACTCCCCAAAATTGAGCGTCAAGCAATCGCCATGCGGTACACTGAACGTCCCCCCCCTGGTCCCTCATTTCCAACCATTCCGGCGGTTGCCCATTTCCCACTTTTAGGCATTGAAATGTTGCTCTGTGTGATTTCTTCCAGGACCCGGCGGAAGTCCTCGCCTTTATTGCTTGAAAAAGCCCCGGCCACATTTTCCCAAATGATATATTTTGGATATTGTCCATTTGTCTTTTCCCTCATTTCCCTGGTTATTCTCACGGCTTCCATGAATAAGCCGGAACGGGAACCGTCAAGCCCCGTCTGTTTTCCGGCAACGCTCAAATCCTGGCAAGGGCTTCCAAAACTGATAATATCCACAACGGGGATTTTCGCCCCGTCTATCTGCGTAATGTCTCCCAGTTGTATGGCTTCCGGGAAGTGCCGCTTTGCTATGTCTATACAATTCGGCTCTATCTCGCTTACCCATACCGTTTTGATACCCTGCCGACTGGCCGCCAATGGGAACCCGGCTATTCCGTCAAAAAGACTTCCCAGTGTCATTTCGGCCGTGGTTTTCATATCCATATCCTCTTTCCATATTCCGGCGTAAATTCCGGTATTGTATTTTTCTCCTGCTTCCCGGTTTCCGCTTCACTGTAATATTTCTCTTTCTCCTGCCTGGAAAAGAAAACGGTCCTTGTTGGTATTCCGGCGGCGTCCAGTTTCGCCTTTATTTCCCGTGTCTCTTCTCTATAAAACCGCTCCATGTGGTCCGCTACTGGTTTGGTGTAATCTAAGGGCGGTTTTGATACATTCAATAAGTCCCGTAATATTTCCGCCGTGGTTCTTCCGCTCCGTCTATATGTTGTGTTGGCAATAAATGTTTTCTGCCAAATAAACAGTTTAAAGCCCAGGGCTTTTTCTACTGCCGCAAATGTCTTTTCCAGTTCCGGGGAAAAGTTTGTTGGTGCATAAATCCATTCCGGTATTTTTTCCATGTTAAGTTCCTCGCTTCCTAAATTCATTACCCTGGTATAAGTGCGGAATATTCCGTTTTAAACCCGGCTATTTCTTTTCCTCTCATAATCGGAATTACTGCCACCTGGTATTTGATACCCGTTACCGTGTCCCATGACCGTGTATTTTTCTCTAATTCCTTGTTGATTTTCTCCGCCAATCCGCCCGGCGTTTCGTCTCTTAAAATTTTCACAATGCACTTGCTCATACTAAAGCCCCTCGCCCCTTTCTATTCGTCCACCAACTCTTCCGTTTGGATAATTTTTATAATTGAGACTTTCGGCGTAAAGCAATTTGTTACATAGCCGCTTCCCTCTGCAATCTTGTTTTCCAATGCTTCCGCAAAGAGTTTAGCGTTATGCTCTGCTGAAAATCTCCCGGCCACATACTCTTCTATGCGTCCGCTGCTTACCTGGGTTTCTTCCCCGTCCTCGTCATAATCGCAAAACGGGATTTCCTGGGTAACTCGCACCTGGTAAAGCGTTCTTTGCTTCATGTTAAGTTCCTCGCTTTCCTGCCCTGCTGCCGGGCGGCGTTTTGGCCGCCCCGTGGATTATTTGATAAATTCTAAAAGGTTTATCTGCTTCTTGGTGCTTACGCTAATTTAAAAACGTTATACAAAAAATTTCCCTCGCTATCGTGTACGGTTTCCACCTTTGTGAGTTTTTCAAGGGCTTCGCTCATTGGCGTCCCGTAGGTTCCACGCTCCCAAAGTCCCGATTTTTCAGCCATATCCCAAAAACAACCCGTGTATATTCCGCCACCGTCTGGAACATGCTTTTTAAAAGTTGCTTTTATAAAATTCTCGCACCATTCTACTTTAATCTGCTTCATGTTAAGTTCCTCGCTTTCTGCCCTGCTGCCGGGCGGCATTTATAACGCTCTCTGTGCTATTTCTGCACGGTAAGGCTCTCCGCCACGCTTCAATTCATTGTAGATAGTGGCCCGGTGTACTCCCACCGCCTGGGCAATCTCTGTAACCTTTGCCCCGGATTTCTTCATACTCTCAATCCGCTGCCTATCTGCATAATTAAGCCGCTTCGCTCCTTTTCTCAT